ATTGTAGCAATCAAAGAATCAGTCGTCCAATCACTATTATTACTAGCAGATAGGCGTACTTGGTACTTATGAGTGTCCAACTTAATAGCATCACCGAATACTTCTGGCATGTCCATTAGTTTTATAGTAAGTTTACCATAGATTTCCCAATTCATTTGGTACACAATAGTACACCACTCAACCATTTCTCTGACCACTGCCCTTCTTGACGGTGACCAACCACGAGTAGCTTTGACTTTGTATTTTATTCGCATGGTATCCTCCTAAATTTGAAAATACATTATGATTGAAAGGAGACGAAAAGTCAAGAACTTTTTACCCCAAAAGGTCGAAAAAGTACACAAATGAATTCCGGGGGGCCGCGCACGGGGTCGCAAAGTCAAGTAATTTTCGCACATTTCCTCCAATTTTCTCCGATTTTCGACCCCGTTGCGGGGACTTCCCGATTTTCCGAACTTTTTGGAGTATTGCCGCAAAAAAGACTTGACAAACCCCGCGCGGGCGGGTATAATGGCGCGGGGACCGCTATATTTCGTTTCGTCACTCTACTACTGGCGCACGGCTTATAAAAATAATCATTATCGCACTACTACTGGCGCGGGGTTGGACAAATTAAAAGAAATTTACACCAATGCTGGAAAAAAGACTTGACAAACCCCGCCGAGGCGCGCAAATACTTATGCGGTACACCACATCTTCACTTCGTCACTCTACTACTGGCGCCCCCGCGCCGAAATTCTGTAAAAATCAAGGCGCGCTAAGTTGTTGTTTTTAATAGAGTTTTACGATGAGAAAAATCTGTCCGACTAGCATTAAAATTGGGCAAATCGTGCGGATTATTTCCATGTTGTAGCGGAGCCGTATTAGCTCCGCCTCTTGTTTCTCTGTCATGCGTATCCCCTCTCTTTTGGATTGTCTTGTGGCTCTGGGCATCCGTAGATACCGCTGGCTCTTTTCCAGTTTACGGTTTTTAATCCTATCGCCTTGCAGTTCTCACGCTGTGCGCTAGCAAATTTTGCTAATGCCATTTTCTCTGGCATGTTAAAAAATTCGCTGTGACCACCAGCAGGATTTTTGGTAACTTTCAAATCGCGGAATAATCCAGCAAGTCGGAAATCTTTGTTTCCTTTGTGGAAATATTGTTCGCTAGATAGCGTCTCATCATATGTGCCAAATGTGCAAGCAAGAAGTTGACCCTCTAAAGTACCGCGTTCAATGTTAAAAGAAATTTCCATTTCTTTCAGTGTCTCAATGATGCGAGATTGAACGCCATCCTTATCGCCCGACCTAACCAGCTTGGCAAACCCATCCTTGATTATGGTCATGTTGCGAAATACAGGAACAACAGCTCCCAGATTGTAGCAACGCCAGAGATAGTTAGCTCCGGTATCTGCCCAAGGATCGCCAATGCGGGTTGCTGGTGTTGAAAGTGAAGTTAGTTTTTTCATGCTGTTAGCCTCTCGTTTGCTAATGTTGCGTTGATTGTCTTGATTCCCATTGATTGCATCATATCCAATACCGCTAGATTATCATCAAAGAAAACCGCGTTCTTTCTCATCCAAGCCATTGACCGTTGAAGCTTTTTAGCCAATTTCAGAATCGCGCGTCTTTTCAGTAGATCATCGGGAGTGTGATTTCCTTCAGCCCTAGAGTAAAGATAGTCAAATTTTAAACCGTTCCGACTCATAAATGCGAGGTCAGTATCACTCATTACCCTAGCGGTAATAACCGCGACAGTATCCTTGACTGACCGCACCGAGCGCATTTTCTCAGCCAATGGTAGAAGCGAATCAGCAAGGATTTTTTCAACCGTGTTATTCTCTATCCATCGCGCCAGATCTAGCGACCCATCAGGCAAAGTATTTTGCCTGTGGCTAGAGTCTATAACCGTCCCATCTAAGTCAAATATATAAAGCATAAGCATAACCCCCAATTCCTAAAATGTTTAACAAGACCAGATTATAGCACGATTTATCTATGGCTTGCAATGTTAATAATACCAATCCAGATATCGCTAGGATCTTTCCAAGATCGGTGTCGATGATGGGTGGAGCGGCTATCATGCACGCCGCCCCGATCCAAGAAGTGAGAGAGATGAGCATCAACCGATGCTCATTAGTAAGGATTGCAGAGAGCGCATAGATGCGCCTTGCAAACCGTCAAGGCTCTCACCTTGAAGTGATTGTTCGATTTCTCGAACAAGATCAGCCTTTGTAGGCCGATCAGAGGAAGAAGAAGAAACAGCCTTCTTCTCATAAGTTAAGCCGAGGCTGAGAGCCTTGGCAATGATGGAGCGATGGCTTACGCCAAACTCCGAGGCAAAGGCTTGCGCCTTTGTGAGATTGAGAGGTTGAGCTTTGCCCATCTTCTCGATCATGGTTGGTGTGTATTTAGACATATGATGTCCCTCGTTTTTTATCGGCCAGCCCATCCAGCCAATAGTGATAGTATAATCGAAGTAAGCGCAGAAGTATAGTAAATAAGTCACAAAAAAAGTGTGAATATTACCAAAACGCGCGCTTTAAATATACCAGATTGCATTGAGTGCAATAGCAAGTCCAGTGATAATAATGATGCAGATTAAATGTTCTTGTAATGTCATGGCATAGCCCTCGATTTAATATAGCATATTATATCACCGATCCCGCGCCTTGTCAACCTTTTATTTCTGGTAATATTACCAAAGCCCCCCTCCCCCTCATAATAAAAAAAATTCTTTATATATCAATAGGTTAGGGGCGGTTTCTAGACTTGACATGAGCTTACGCGCCGGGGCTCCCTTTCACGTACTACTTTGGGTTTTTTCAAAACACCTTTAAAAAAATTTCTTGACTTTTGAACTCTAATTTAGTATAATCTTTTCATGGCTACTTACTCCCTAGCAGTTACTATGACAGCACATGAAACCGGTACTTCCGGGCACTATCCTATAAAAGCGGGAAGTGGTACATATTCTACAACTACTACAATGTGGGCAAAACAAAACGATACTGTAACTTATGTTATAACTGAAGGAGATGGCAGTACCGTTCATTACTTAGATTTAGGAGGCGATTCTAATCAGGATCCTACAGCTTCCGGCACAGGGACTTATCCTGTTATGAGTAGTGGAGCGTCATGGTCTCATACACTAACTAGTGCTACTAATAATGCGGTTCTTGATTGGTACTATTTCGGAGGCACTGTAGGCACAGGAGGTGGCAGAAAGTATTCTAATAGGATAATAACTAGAAGAGTGGCAGGAACTATTGCAGCCGGCACAAGTTCAGTGGTACAAGGAAGCACTATAGCTTTTAGTGTCTCTGGGATGGCAGGTCTCCCTACCGCAAGCGGTTCCTCAAATTATTTTTATATTGGTATCCGAAAAGGTGGTACTATGGTTCATACTAATAATACTGCAGCAGGGGTATACTGGGACAGTAGTAATAACCAACTAGGCAAAGTACATGCCGGAGATACTAGCACTACTATGACAGCAGGATCGAGTTTGACTGCTGGTACTGATTATACAGCTCATTTATATCATTACAACCCCGCCGTGGCCGAACCTTTTTATAACCCTGTGAATCAATTATCACAAGTTAGTTTTAGTGTTACATCAGCATCAGCAAGTGGACCAAGTGCCTTTGATTCAGGATTAGGTAATGATGGTACAAATTTACCTTTAAATCAGCAAGTTACATCAAGTGCTGCAACTATTTCAGGAATGTCAAATCCAACTAGTCAAACAGTTACGGCCTCTACTAACGACGGCCAAGGAAGCCCTCAAGTTTCTGTAGCTGGAGGAACTTATGCAACTTCTGCAACAGTTACTAATGGACAAACTGTTACATTACGTTTTAATGCCTCAGGAAGTAATAGTACTACTCGTACTGGAACACTAACAATAAATGGGGTCACGGGGTCCGTTGCCGCAACAACTTTAGCAGCCACCGGAGGTGGAGGAACAAGTTCAGGGGGAGGTAGTAGCACTTATGGTTTAGAAGTAGTGAATGCTTCTGGAAGCACTATATTCGGACCAAATATGAGATCCGGGCATGCTATTGCTAGTGGTAATTGGTCAGCCAATGCCAATAGTAGTTCTACATCGTATACAGTAGAAGGGATGACTTCTTCTAATAGAGATACAGTAGGAGTACTTCTTTTTAACAATACAACTCCTTTTGCGGGATGGTTTTTAAATGTAGTTTATGGAAGTGGGAGCTTTTATATACAAAATAATGGTGGAACAAATTGCAGCGGTACTTGGCTAGCAATGAGGTATTAATATGGCTTATGGAATAGAAGTAACTGGACATAATGGCACATATCAATTAAATTCGACTTTAACTTCGACTGTTCATTTTGCCTTAATTAATCAAGGCACTACAACTGGTTCTAATGGTCAAATAGCAGGCTTTAGTGCAGGAGATCTTATAGTAGGAAGGCCCACAAGTGGTAGTGGAGGATTTGGAGCTTCTATGGGTTCTTCCCCTCCAACTTTAAATGTTGCAGGAACCTATAAAGTTTTTAGGCCAATGTCAAATAGTACCGCTACTAATTTAAACGGATCTAATTGGGGTCTAGAAGTATACAACAGTGCCGGCACAAAAGTAAAAATGTTTGATTCTAGAAGCTTTGCTAATGGTTTTGGGATTAAAAAGATTTTTGCAAAAAATGCGTTGGCTGGAGGCTATAATTACTATGGAGCAGTTCCTACCGGTAATATTGTACATACTTCAACAAGTAGTACTGATTATAACTCCACATATGTTTCTTTAAATGCAAGTTATTGGGGAGGCACATCTGCAGCTTTCAATACTTATTATTTTGATAGTAGTACCGGTACAGGAAGAGTATTATTCAGTTCCTTCATAGATTTTGGAGGATTCTTAGGATTAGGAACCATACCTATAAGTAATTTTAGCGAAGTATTAGTAGGAGACTTTATATGACAGTTTATGCAATAGCAATAGTAGATTCAGAGGGAGACTGTGGGACAATTTATATTCCTGGGGGAACTTTTGAAGATGAAGGAACATGGGCAAATGATAATACAAAAACAGTCGTTCATGTAACAACACAAATGGAAGATTATGATAGATTTGCGAAAACAAATTATTATAAGGATGGAAAGTGGCTTGACAGAGACGAGAGAACAGGAGAGTACTACGATTGGAAAGACGAAGCGTGGGTATTAAACTCGACTAGACTTTGGACAGAGATTCGAAATGAACGAGACAAGAGGATATATGTAACAGATTGGACACAACTCTCAGACAGTCCTTTATCAGGCTCTAAAAAAGCAGAATGGGCAGCATATCGGACAGCACTAAGAGATGTACCTACAGACAACTCTGGAGTAACACATCTTAGTGGAGTAATCTGGCCATCGCAACCATCATAGAAAAAAGTTTCTTGACATTCAATCATTTTGAGGTTATAATTCTCTCATGGCTAAAGAAGTAACAACAATTTCTCCAGAAGGACTGGAAGTAGCGAACTCTTATCTACAATTCGGAAACATCCGGGGAGTTTGCGACCAACTACAGGTTGCGGAGAAAAAGGTAGTAGATATTTTAAATAAACGTGAAGTGAAGAAATATATCGACACTGTTTATTTGGATATGGGGTATAGAAACAAAAATAACATTGCATCTTTACTAGATGAAATGATACAATCAAAGCTCGAAGAAGCCCAAGAAAGTGGTGTGTATTCCAGCAAAGACTTGGCTGACCTATTGCAAATGGCACACAAAATGAGAATGGACGAAATCAAAGCTCAGGCAGAGCTTGAGAAAGTCTCCTCTTCTAATATCAAAAATCAAACGAATGTTCAGATTAATGAAGGAGTGCCCTTTGGTCAAGGGAATTATGGCAAGTTAATGGACAAATTACTTAATGGGGCACATTGATTATAATGATATACACAGTCGTTTAACAGCACACGAAGCACAATGCGAAGAACGATGGAAGACCATTTTTCACAGACTTGAGGATCTCGAGGCAAAACTAGATAGATTGCAGTTCATGTTGTTGGGAGCAACAGGAACAGTAGTCGTCTTTTTAGCAGGTATAATACTCACTCTACTAGATAAGTAGAAATACGTTCCCCGAGAACGCAAGAGATGAGATGTGGAGCCGATAACCGTTGCTTTGACGGCATTTACTGCTGTCAAAACAGGTATTAAAGCTGGTCGTGAATTACAGGACATGGCAGGAGACCTGGGAAAATTATGGGGTGGACTAGATTCCGCCAGATCTTCTCATAACCAGAAACGAACCAAAGCAATGAAGAATGAGTTCGTATCTGTTGAGGAGGAAGCTTTAAAGACGTTCGCAGACAAACGTAAAGCAGATGAAATTGAGAAGGAACTTCATCAATTCATTGTTTATACACTGGGTGCCGAAGCTTGGAACGAATTGATTGCCCTACGGGGTAAAATTAGAAAGGAGCGACAGGAAGCGGCTAGAGAAGCTGCTAAACAACTTCGCAAGAACCAGGAAATAGCTGCTGTAGTGCTCACAGGTGTAATTGGACTAGGCGCATTATGGAGTGCAGTATATTTTCTAGTTATAAAATAGGAGTTATAATGCCAAAAGGTGTAGGATATGGTAAGAAGCGGAAGAAGAAGCGTGGCAAGAAGAAAAAGTAAAAAAGACTCGCGTTTAAAAAGAGCAGGCGTTAAAGGTTTTAATAAACCAAAGCGAACTCCGAGTCACCCAAAGAAGTCTCATATTGTAGTAGCCAAAGTTGGTACTAAAATTAAGACTATTCGTTTTGGGGAACAAGGCGCTAAAACTGCTGGTAAACCCAAAGCAGGCGAGTCTGCAAGAATGAAAGCAAAGAGAAAGTCTTTTAAAGCGAGACACGCAAAAAATATTGCAAAGGGAAAAATGAGTGCAGCATATTGGGCAAACAAGGTAAAATGGTAAATTACATCGTAATGAGAAAGGAGCAACTCGCAGAAGATCGTGATAAAGCTTCCAAAGACTACGATAAGCAGTGGTACACTCGGTTAATCCAAGAATTAGATTGGGCCGAGCAAGCCATGAATAAGAAGTATAGACGTAATTGCTATATGGAAGGAGGAACGTATGAGTGAGTTCGACAGTAGATTCTCAGGAGACATGAGCCGTAATGAGGTTGAGTTAGACCTTAATAAATTTATGGAGCTTCTCCAAGAAAAGTCTGCATTAAAGGATCGTATTCGAGAACTAGAAGATGTTGCGAATAACAATCCTTGGCAAAAGTTTATATTTATGGCTCAAGCCGTAGACGCATGGAGAATATTCCCACGAGTATTTTTAAGTGTATATATTTTCCTACTTTATTATAGTACAATGTGGTTCATGGAGTTACCAGAACCCAACCTTGAGCAATCAGGACTTATATCAGTAATTGTAGGTGCCGGTGCAGCTTGGTTCGGCTTATATGCTGGAACCAGTAAAGGAAAAACAGACCATTAAGAGGTAGAAAATGGCAATAGAAGTAAGTCGGAGAGATGTTACCTCCGAACAAATTTTAGAGTTACAATCTGAGACGAGGTTTCTCAAATTACCAGTAGATCCATATTTGGAGCTGCTCGGCGTTGAGCCTCTTGCATCGCAAAAGGCTATCATAAACGCGATAAATAATCCGAAATACCGTTTTGTATGTGCGGCAGTTTCAAGGAGACAGGGTAAAACCTATATCGCAAATATAATTGGGCAGCTAGTTTCTCTAGTGCCCAATTCTAACATACTCATAATGTCCCCCAACTATGCCTTGTCTCAGATTTCTTTTGATCTTCAAAGAAATCTGATCAAGCATTTCGATTTAGAGGTTGCAAAAGATAATGCAAAAGATAAGGTTATTGAACTTACAAATGGCTCAACAATACGTATGGGTTCTGTCAATCAAGTTGATAGTTGTGTTGGTAGGAGTTACGACCTTATCATCTTTGACGAGGCCGCTCTGGCTGATGGAAGAGACGCCTTCAATGTTGCCCTTCGCCCCACGCTCGATAAAGATAACTCAAAAGCCATCTTCATAAGTACACCTAGAGGGAAGAATAACTGGTTCTCCGAGTTTTTCTACAGAGGATTTACTGATGAATTCGAAGAATGGGCATCTATTCGCGCTACTTATAAAGATAATCCTCGCATGTCTGAAAATGATATTGCGGAAGCTAGAAAATCTATGTCCGACTCCGAATTTAGACAAGAGTACGAAGCAGACTTTAATACTTATGAAGGTCAAATCTGGAACTTTAACCATGAGGAATGTATAGCAAACTTTAGTGAGTTAGACACTTCTAAAATGGATATGTTTGCAGGTCTTGACGTAGGTTATAGAGATCCTACTGCATTCTGTGTACTAGGGTACGATTGGGACGAAGAGAAATATTATTTAGTAGATGAATACTTAGATGCTGAAAAGACTACTGAACAACATGCTCTACAAATACAAAGTATGATTGCGAAGTGGGAAATAGACTATATTTATATTGACTCAGCGGCTCAGCAAACCAGATTTGACTTTGCACAAAATTATGATATTTCTACTATTAATGCCAAAAAGAGTGTATTAGATGGAATAGCGCACGTAGCAGGAATAGTAGATAATGATAAATTACTAGTAGAACAGACTTGTGCAGAGACATTATCTGCACTTGATCAATATCAGTGGGACGCTAATCCCAACCTGGCTCGTGAAAAACCAAAACACAACCGTGCTTCACATATGTCCGATGCACTCAGATATGCACTATATTCATTTGAAACTTCTGCAACAAGTTTTTAGGAGACCTCTGAAAAATAATGTTTGACATAGTACCTGAAACTCGATATAATTCTGTTATTGAAAATAGAAGTTTAAAAACCCAATGGCTGAATTAAAACGAGATATAGTAAAATATATCCGAGATAGAGCGAAGAATAAGTACGAGAAGGACTCGGAATGCTATATCTGCGGGGCTGACGTTAAGTTAGATTTTCACCATTATTATACTTTAGCACCTTTAATTCATAACTGGATAAAAAACACAGGGCATGACCCTAAATATATTCTTGCAATTCGGGATGATTTTATAGAAGAGCATTGGGCAGAATTATATGAGCACACTGTCACTTTGTGCTACGGACACCACAGACAACTGCACAAAGTATATGGCCGCAACCCCGCATTAACAACGGCAAAGAAACAAATGCGCTGGGTACAGATTCAAAGAGATAAACATGGCATGGTATGACAGATTCTTTCGTACGGAAGATATAGACGAAAAATTAAATACCTCTCAACATATTATGGGAGGCTCTTCAGAAACTACTAGAGAGCCTACTACCAGTTATGAGAGACAGTACGAAGAATTAGAAATTGTTAACCGTGCGGTTAATATGATTGTTGACGATGCTGCTGAGATACCCTCCGTAATTTCGGGGTCAGCAAAACTTCCAGGTATTGTAAAAGGAATTAAACGAGCAAAAGTAGATACCCTTCTAAACTATGAACCGAATCTGTTTCAAGACATTAATACATTTAAAAGGAATCTTGTAACAGACTTTGTATTAGATGGTAATATTTTTGTTTATTTCGATGGAGTACATTTATATCACCTACCATCAAGTAAAATGGCAATACACGCTAGCAGAGATACTTTTGTAGAACGATACACATTCTCACAGGAGATAGACTACTCTCCCAAAGAAATAATACATATTAAAGAGAACTCTTTTTATTCTATTTATAGAGGAGTTCCCCGCCTAAGCCCTGCCTTAAGAACAATGCAACTTATGGCAGCCATGAGAAAATTCCAAGATAATTTCTTTAAAAACGGAGCAGTCCCTGGACTAGTATTAAAAAGTCCAAATACTCTTTCGGAAAAAATTAAAGAACGAATGATACAATCTTGGGGTGCTCGATATAAGCCAGAAGCAGGCGGAAGAAGACCACTTATTTTAGATGGTGGCATAGAAGTTGATAATCTGACAAACGTTAATTTTAAAGAGTTGGACTTCCAAAGCGCAATAACAGAAAATGAGAAGATAATACTGAAGGCGCTAGGCGTACCTCCAATTATGTTAGATTCAGGAAACAATGCCAACATTAGACCAAATATGCGACTGTACTACTTAGAGACTATACTACCTATAGTACGAAAAATTAATTTTGCATTTGAAAGATTTTTTGGATTTACAATTAAGGAAGATGTTACCGATATACCCGCTTTGCAGCCAGAATTACGAGATCAATCCCAGTATTATACTTCATTAGTAAATGGAGGAATTATAACTGTAAATGAAGCCAGAGAACAACTAGGTTTTGAGCCAGTAGACGGACAAGATGACGTAAGAGTTCCTGCCAATATTGCAGGTAGTGCAGTAAACCCAGATGAGGGCGGAAGGCCCCCAGAAGAAAATGAGGAAGAAGAATAATGGCAGGTAGTTCAAAACAAAAGAAACAACTGGCGACAAAGATGGCTATGTATTTTGCAGAAGTAGGATATATACCTCAGCCAAAAGGATTTGCAGAGGATGAAAATCGCCCTGCAATGATAAAGATTCAAACTATTAAAAAGATATTTGGATCTTGGTCTCTTATGGAAAAATTTACGAGATCATTCTGTCCTGAGCTTATGCGAGGACTAACCAATAAAAAGCCTAACGTGGCGATGCCAACACCCAAGGTAGAAGCAGACCCATTAGAAGAATTACAGGCAAAGACCGCTAGTCCAGCGGAAGATGAGGGAGTAGATGGAAAAGGTATTTAATCTCACATCCACTTTTAAATCAGAAGCACAAGATGATGGTAGTGTTATGATTCGTGGTATGGCCAGTACAGCAGAATTTGATCGCGCGGGCGATTCTATTTCAGCCGATGCTTGGACGAAAGGTGGATTAAATAATTTTGAAAAGAATCCCATAATTCTTTTTAATCATGATTATAGTAGGCCTATCGGTCGTGCTAAAAAAGTCACAGCAACTAATGATGGTTTACATTTAGAAGCAAAAATAAGTAAATCAGCAGGTGATGTTGCTGAGCTAGTTAAAGACGGTGTTCTTGGAGCCTTTTCTGTTGGTTTCCGAGTCAAGGACGCTGATTACGTAGAGGAAACCGATGGATTAAGGATAAAGGACGCTGAGTTGTTTGAGGTCTCTGTAGTTTCAGTACCTTGCAATCAAGCAGCTACTTTTTCACTGGCGAAATCCTTCGACTCTAAAACAGAGTATGAAGATTTCAAAAAAACTTTCACTAATAGTGACGGGGCGCAAGTCCAAAAGGAGATACAAATGTCTGAAGAGACAAATCAACCCGTTGACTTGGAAGCTTTTGCTAAAAAAGTAGCTGAGGAAACTGCTGCTAAAATTGCAATGAAGCAAGCCGAGCAAAAAGCAGCCGATGAGGCTGTACAAAAAGAAGTTGAGGAAAAAGCAACTGCGGAAGCAGTAGCCAAAGCTCAACAAGAAGAAGAAGTCAAGCAAGCAGTAGTAACTGCTGTTGAGTCTGGTACGGACCGCTTGGCTGCTGACATGAAAAAAGAATTCGAAGCTGCAAAAGCTGATGAAATCAATGAGCTTGTTAAGAAGTACGAAGCTGACGTTAAAGAGAAGGCCGACGAACTCGAAGCTATGCGTAACCGCAAATTTGAGTTTGGTTCTAAAAGCAAAGAAGACTTTGCTAAAGACGCTCTTCACGCTAAAGTCCTTGGTGCAATTACCAAGAAAGGCTGGGATACCGACTATGGTAAGGAAGTCTTTGAGAAGGCAGGTGTAGATTTTGGTACAAGAACTTCCGCTGGTAACGTTGACGTTACTGTAAGCCAGCAGTTTGAGCAAGAAGTTGCACTTGAAACTCGACTTCTTCCCTTGTTCCGTGAGATTCCTGTAACTTCAGGAGCAACAGTTATGCCTTTCGCGGCAGATGCTGCAGCTGCAACCTTTGGTACGTCTTTTAGCATTGATACTGCTGGACAGCGGTTGGACAATGGCGGAACCGATGGTGACTATGACATTACTACTAATGTCTTACAGACCGAGCGATTAGCAGCAGGTACCTATATTGATAATAATGTAGACGAGACTTCTTTAGTTTCATTCCTGCCAATGATTACTCAAGCTCTTGCACGTTCACACGCTATAGCAATCGATAAGATGATTCTTCTCGGTACTAGTGGACCTACTCTTGGTATTGCAGGTGGAACTGGAGCTGACAAAGGTTCTGGTCTACAAGCAACTACAGCAGCTTGTACTGCACAACAAGATGGTGCACCTGCATTCGGAGACACTATGCTTGAAATTGGTCGAGCAGCTATGGGCAAATATGCGGTTAATCCTGCTGATATTGTCTATGTTGTTACTATGGATGCCTACTATGATCTACTTGCACAAGACGGAAAGTTTGTGACTGTAGATAAGGCTGGCTCTGATGTGGCTACTAATATCAACGGCATGATGGGTACTATATTTGGTTCGCCACTTATTGTTTCCGCGGAAATGGTTGCTGCTAACACAAGTACTGCAGCTGCTATTATAAATACTAGCCGATATGTAGTTGGAAGACTCAAAGGTGTTAGCATTGAAACTGATTACGAAGTTGGTAAGCAGCGAAATGTTCTGGTTGCTAGCCAGGCACTAGGATTTAAGTCACTTGAAGGCACTTCAGGTGCTCATACCTTAACCTACGCGTCTAACGCTTAATAGCACTTTGATTACTTCTAGTAATCATGGAAACTCGGGGAGGTTCTCCTCCCCAAGTTTTTACTAATTGACTTATGGCAGATTTAATAACATTAGCTAGTTATAAAGAAGCAGAAGGCTTGAGTACTCCAAAAGAGGACTTGAGAATTAATGCTTTAATTCCTTCTGTAAGCCAATTAGTAAAAACTTATTGTGGAAACAGTTTTGTAGATTTTTATTCAAGTAATAAAACAGAAACTTTTAATATTGACTGGGGCACTTATATTGTACAACTTACTGAGAGTCCTGTTAATACGATTGTAAGTGTTGAAGAGAGACAGTCTTATAGTGCTTCATATGTTACATTGACAACAGGAGCTTATGAATACGCTTTAGATACTAAGACAGACAGCATTTTACGTACTAATTCCGGTAGTTATCAGAACTGGGCTCAAGGAGTAGATGCAGTCAAAGTAGTGTATAAAGCAGGCTATAGTGCTGTACCAGACGATTTAAAACTGGCAGTAATTGATTTAGTTACATACTACTTAAAAGACGAACATAAAGAGCGAAGAACTATACAGGGAGCAAGCATACAAAATGCTGCCAGTTCTTCACAGAAAGATAATGTGGCATTTCCGGATCACATAAAGCGAGTCTTAGACTTGTATAAGAACTTTTAATGGCTACTAAAAGAGCAAAGGATATACGGGCTGGTATAGAAGGAAACCCAGAGCAGGGAGGCCTCAAGTTCCTAGTAGACGAAATGGAGGCGGGAAGACCCGTACTAGCAAGCTTTATAAGAGACGGTGTTGATAGACTGGGGAAGGCAAGAAACGCCCTAATATTAGAGGGTGAATATGCAAAAATATATAAAAAGTTTAAAGCTGCTGCAGAAAAACACGATTTTGAACAAGGAGACTTAGAGTTCGAAGGTAGCCAGTACTCAAAAAAAGACGTGGGTAAAATGTCAAGTACTATAAGAGTAGAGGGTGAAGCAGGGCCAAAAGATACGAACTGGGGTGGTGATACAAAATCAGATACTATGGCATATAGGTATTTGGGAGAGAAGTCTCAGCCTATAATGGGTAAGCTATTTAAAGACTTACCTGTAGTTACGGAAATGGGCCACCAATCTTTAAGTGTTTTGATAGGTCAAATAGCTATGCTCCTCCAGAGGTTAAGAACAACAAATAAAGCCGATCCGCGTATTCCACATTTAAGAGGCTTGCTGGTAGTATGTAGAGGTATTGATAAGCTTTCAAAAGACACGGGGGATCTATCTCTCGAAAAGATTGTAAAAATGGAGCAAGACGTACTCGAGTCAGACTGGGATGTAGGATTAGAGGCCCAGGCTATAGTACACGCTTTTACAGGCGTCAAGGGCGAAGTACTTTTTACGATGGAGCCCAAAGAGATAAACCAAAAGCTAAAGTCAACTTTATCAAAAGCACTGGGAAAAGTTTTTCAAGAGGTAGTAAAAAATAATCCTAAGAAAGCAGAAGCACTTTTTAAAAACTATAAGATTCTTAATTTAAAAAGCTCTCCCTCTATAGCTCAGCATATAGGTGCACAAATATTTAATATCTTAGATCCTGCGTCAACGGGTAACCCTAAGAAAGCAAAAATAAAACCTAAGCCTGCTAAGAAGAAGATGACCTTAGGTACTGCTAGACCAAAAAGGATGAAATCGGCCAAGCTAAAGACGATTGTACTGACAAAACCTAAGAAACCAAAAGTAAAAAGTAGTAACGTTTCTATGAATAATATGTTAGGTATGATTAATGCAAAGTTGCCGGGACAGGTGCTCGATAATATGAGAGCTCCCGGTCTTGAGTCTCGAACGGGTAGATTTGCACAAAGTGCAAAAGTCACAGAAGTTATACAGACTCCCCAAGGGTTTCCTAGTATAGGATACACATATAGAAAAGACCCGTACCAAGTTTATGAGACTACTAGTGGTACAAGATTTGCTGATCCAGATAGAGACCCACGAAATGTAATTGATCTTTCAATAAGAGAAATAGCAGCTACAATGGCAATAGGGCGACTTTATACTAGGAGAATATAAATGACAGCAAGAACATATGCATCTAGACGTAAGCGTATAATTGATGCTCTTGTTACTAAGCTAAAGACCATAAATGGACAAGGGGCATTTTTAACAGACGTAGGTGAGAATGTACATCCTAGATTAAAGTTTTGGGATGAGGTAGATGAGTTTCCCGCTCTACATCTAAATGCAGGAAGTGAAACTAGGCTCTATCAAACAGCAGGAGTCAGAGATCGATTTCTAGCAGTAACAATTCGTTGTTACGTTCAAGAAGAAGAAGCACAAGAAGCCCTTAATGAGCTGATGGAAGATGTCGAAACAGTTATTGAGGATAACTCAAGATTACAGTATAGTGACAAAATGAATAATGTTTACTTTACTCAACAAATCACAGTCATTAGTATTGATACTGATGAAGGTGTGCTCGAACCTTTAGGAGTAGGCGAAATACTTATAGAGGTTCGTTATTAGAAACTTCTGGCACGAATAAAAATTCACGACCAGTCTTTTCAAGATCATAGGGAGAAAATACTATGGCAGAATATTTACACTTTAGTAGAGACTCGCGACTCTACATGGAAAAGGACGGGTACCTTTGGTCTATTCCTGTGCTTGATGGATTCAGTTTCTCTCAGGCTACGAATGCATCCGAAGTAACTCTAAATGAAATGGAGGACTCAACGGGTAGATCACGTAGAGGTCGTAAGATGTTTACAGACTCTCTATCTGCTGCTGAGTGGTCTTTCAGTACTTATATTAGACCTTTCAAATCCGCAGGAGTTAGTGGAGACCTAAATGGTGGTGCCGTCGGAGCTGCTGGAGCAGCGGGTGACGTAAAGAAGGGTATTGCAGATAGTACTGCGAACTCTCATCACGCTGTTGAAGAAGCCCTCTGGGTAGCAATGGCAGGAAAAAATGAATATGTACCAGCTAAGGGACGTTGGAAGTCGCCAGCCGCAGGAGGAGCAATTTCTTCTATGGTACTTGGTGGAACAACTGAAGGTAATGGCGGTGGTTCCGCATCTGAAGTAAAGACGTATACTTATACAGTAAGTAATAATACTCTAGGAGGTAGTACAACAGGTGCTAGTACTAACAGTACTAATGGAGCTAACGCGGTTGTAACTTTTACTCTTACTCACGATGGTAGTGATCGAGATGTAACTGCAACTATTTCAGAAAGAGGAACTGGATGGGTCAATGGTGATGTAATTACAATTACAGGAGCATCTCTTGGAGGTAGCACTACTGCTGATAATGTAACTCTTACAGTTCAAGCAACAAGTGCTCAAACAGGTACTGATGCAGACTTCGATGCAGCAGGTACTGAGTTAGATATTAACTTTTATGACTCTAGTCGTGCAGCTATAGGTACCTTTAATCTATACTATGTATTTAGTGATAGAACTGCAGGTCGTTTGATCTATAAACT